GTTGAAGGAGCAATTACCTGCGTTAATCAAAGAATCCGTTCAAAAGGAAGTAAAAAGATTATTAAGTGAAGGTAAACAACCAGCACCTAAAAAGGAGTCTACTGGTATTTCAATGGCAAAAGCTATTTTGGATGATGAACCTATAACTGAAGCTATTCAACAAAATACACAACCAAAGAGTTTTAGTAAAAACCCAATGATTAACCAAATTCTTAATGAAACTCAAGGAGGTATTCCTCAAGGAGATGGTGGTTATAGAACTATGAGTTTTGGCCAAAGCGATATGGGTTCGATTGTAGGTAGAACTGCAATTGCTGAAAAAATGGGATATGGGGATATGGCTAGAGGACCTCAACCAACTGGATTAGGAATTAACACTGGAGTAGCTGAATTGGATAAAGCATTTAACAGAGATTATTCTGAACTTGTAAAAAGATTTAAGAAGTAATAATGGCAATAGTATTAGGAGAAAAGTTAGTAAGAGATAATCATACATTTAATGATTTTGCAGTTGGTATATCTTTACCAATACAAATAGGAAATACTGCTTTTAACCAAAATTTTACTAATGTAGATGAGGTGAAAACAAATATATTAAGCTTGTTACTTACAAAAAGAGGAGAAAGGGTTATGCAACCTGAATTGGGAAGTGGACTTCAAGAATTATTATTTGAGCAAAACGATGGTGAATTAGCTCAAAGAATAGAAGATGAAATTACAAATACTTTATCAATGTGGTTACCTTTTGTAAATATTGAACAAATAAATGTTACACAATCAAATTATCAAAAAGACACAAATACAGTAAGTGTTTCTTTGACATTTTCTATAAATAATAATCCTCAATTAAATACTGTAACTTTTAATATAACACAATAATAGGAAATGGCAATTAATACAATAAATAAAAATTTTAAAAATAAAGGTAAGGATATAAAATACCTTAATAAAGATTTTGCGGATTTTCGCCAAAACCTTATTGAATTTACTAAAACTTACTTTCCAAAAACATATTCGGATTTTAATGAAGCATCGCCTGGTATGATGTTTATAGAACTTTCATCATATATTGGTGATGTTCTTTCTTACTATATAGATGATACATTAAAAGAGTCTATGATGGTATATGCTGAAGATATAGGTAGTGTAACTGCTTTAGCACAATATTTGGGATATAAACCAAAAGTAACAGCACCATCAGTAACTACAATATCTGTTTATCAATTAGTTCCATCTGTGGGAACTGGTATAGGAAATCAACCTGACTCAAAATATTATTTAAGAATTAAATCTGGAATGAGAATATCATCTAAAACAAATGATATTCAATTTATAACAAATGAAGTAGTAGATTTTACAGATGAAACAAATAGAGAGATTACAATTTATCAAACTGATGCAACTACTGGTGAACCTGTATTATATTTAGTAAAAAAATATGTTCAAGCAATATCTGGGACAGTAAAAACGTATTCAACTACATTTGGTTCATATCAGGCATTTCAAACAATAAATTTATCAGATACTAATATTATATCAATTCAAGATATAAGAGATAGTAATAATAATAAGTGGTATGAAGTACCATATTTGGCGCAAGAGATGGTTTTTATAGAACAACCAAATGTTGAATCAAACGATCCTGATTTATATCAATTTAAATCTACTGTACCTTATATTATAAAAACAATAAAAACTCCAAAAAGATTTGTAACAAAAGTAAATGCTGATAGCACAACTACATTACAATTTGGTGCTGGTGACCCTACTGCTAGTGATGAATTATTAGTACCTAATTTTAAAAATGTTGGGTTGGGATTACCAAATTCAATTAATAGATTAGAAGAGTCTTTTGACCCAACTAATTTCTTAAAAACAAAAACATATGGTACATCTCCATCAAATACAACATTAACAGTAACTTATTTAGTTGGAGGAGGTGTTCAATCAAATGTAACAACTGGAGAATTAACAAACATAATTGAAATTGCGTATGATGATGATGTAAGTAAATTCACACAAAATGAATTGAAAACACTAGAAACTATAAGAAATTCAGTAGCAGTTGATAATGAAGTACCGGCTGTTGGTGGTAGAAGTGGTGAAACAATAGATGAAATTAGAGAAAATTCTTTAGCAAATTTTGCAGCTCAAAATAGAACAGTAACTGCAAAAGATTATCAAGTAAGAGTTTTATCAATGCCTGCAAAATATGGAAGTATTACAAAAGCCTATGCAACCGCAGATGGTACATTAGATAATAATTCACCATCATCTATATTATCTTCTCCAAAACATTTGCAAGAATTTACTGATTTAGTAATGAGTTTTGTTAATTCTACGTCAAATGGAAATAAACCATCGGTATCAACTATACAAACCGATTTAACAAATTATTTTATTGGTAAAACTTCAAATGATAAAGAAAAAAATAACCCATTTGCAATTAATTTATATTTGTTAGGATATGATAATAATGGAAATCTTACAAATCTTAATAGAGGAGTTAAAGAAAATCTTAAAACATATTTAAATGAATATAAAATATTAACCGATGGTGTTAATATATTAGACGGATTTATTATTAATATAGGACTTGATTTTGAAATAATAACATATCCAAATTATAATAAAACTGAAATTTTAACTAAATGTATAGCTGAGTTAAAAGATTATTTCAATGTTGATAATTGGACATTCAATCAAACAATTAATTTAAGTGAAGTTGAATTACTTTTAGCAAATGTTGAAGGAGTATCTTCAGTACCTATGTTAAAATTAACAAATAAGTGTGGTGGAAAATATTCTCCAAACTCATATAATGTAGATGCGGCTACTAAAGATAAAATTGTATATCCATCTTTAGACCCTTCGGTTTTCGAAATCAAATTTCCGAATTCGGATATAAAAGGTAGAGTAAGATAATGTATAACTTTTTAACAGCATCAAAAGATGCATCAGTTTATTTACAACAACCTAATCAAAATACTGGTTTAGACCAAATATTAGAAGTTAGTAAAGTTTATTATGGTGGTATTAAAGATATATCAAGAGCTTTGATTAAATTTGATATAGCATCTTTGCATACTGGCTCTCATATACAAGAAGCTTCTTTAATTTTAAAAGAAACTCAAAGTGAAGAAATACCATTAGATTATATATTATATGCACATCCAATTTCCCAAAGCTGGGAAATGGGTATTGGTACTAGATTTGATAATATTTTAACCGAAGGAGTGTCTTGGAAATATAGAGAAGGTAATTCTAAAATAGATTGGCTTAATGATACAACCAATGATGGAATAACTACAAACTTTGCAATTGGTTCTACTGGTTCATATGCCGGATATGGTGGTGTATGGTACACTAATTATCAAGCAACAAAAGAGTATTCGTATAATACCGCCGATGTTGCTATGGATATCAAACCAATGTTAAATGCATGGATTAGTGGTTCTATACCAAATGATGGTTTAATATTAAAGCATGCTAGTGATTTGGAAGAAAATACTGAAGATTATGGTATATTAAAATTCTTTAGTAAAGAAACTCATACTATATATCAACCAAAAATTAGAATTGCTTGGGATGACCAGCAATTTAGTACTGGTTCATTATCAGCTTTAACATCTGAACAATTTAAAATTGGTATTATAAACGGAAAAACAGAATATAAAGTAGGAACTACACCAAAAATTAGAATATTTAGTAGAGAGTTGTATCCGTTAAAAACATTTAAAAATGAATTTAACCAATATACAGCAATAAACTACTTACCAATTACATCATATTACAAAATAACAGATTTACAATCTGGTGATATCATAATACCATTTTCTGAATATTCTAAAATAAGTTGTGATAGTAATGGAAACTATATTCAATTAGATTTGAAAAACTGGGAAACTGATAGAGTGTATAAAATAGAATTTAAAGTAACATTTAACGATGGTGATGTTTACTTTGATAATGATATAACATTTAGTGTAGTAAAATAAAATGATAAAAACAGGATTACAAAACGAAAAGCTAGTAGGTAAAATTTTAGTTAGCGGTTCTTTGGTTATAGACCAAAGAAATGGTACTAATGCTTTTACATTAATTGATGAGTCTAATCCTGAAAGTGGAATTATTTCCGGCAAATTAACAAAGCCAGGATATAATAATTCCGAATTAATTAAATCAATAGATACT